CAGTCGCTTCTTGCTAATGCGGGACAGCCGGGTCTTACGGTCCTTGCGGTTGGCTTCGTAACGGCAAACGGTAAGGTTCAAGGCACATCGCTTGGCAACGGTAATGTGGTTGAGGTTTACGCTAGTGGCGCAGACTTTAATGCTGGCACGGTGCTTTATCGTGAGTTCATGTCGCTCGGCGAGATGATTTGTTTCACTGGCCTTTCTAACGGTGCAATCATCACAGCCTCACAGGGGTTTTACGGGTTTAGCGAGCAATTAGATGGTGCGGATGAAAGCCCCATGCCCTTACTTTCATACGGGCTGTCCTTTAAATCTACATTCTTCTTCGCATTCCGAAACTGCCAATCTTACAACCCCGGCGGCACGGGCGGCAACCAAGGCTGGGTGCATGTTGTAAACGGCCCCTTGGCAAGCACAATCCGCCTCGCAAACGGCTCTGGCGTAACCGTTCAGGGGCAAGAGAATATTGAGCTGCAACCTTGGGAATATTACCGCCTCTACACCAGCGGCAACCAAGAATATATTCTTGAGGGGACCAACCCCATCATGGCTTGCCATGCTGCTAACATGGACCTTCAGCCATTTGGCAGGTTCTATGATAGCCGCTTGATTATGCCACTAACAAACGATGGCATTACATGGCCACGATCTGGTTTCATTTCTGCACCATTTGACAACACACAGGTTGAGTTCTTCGTGCGTGACGGCGTGACAGGCTTCATTAACAGCACGGCAGGAACGGGCGTTTCGCCGGGATCACCGATTGATTTTGATGCTGGCGTGGGCGTAGGTACAGGCGCAACTGATACCGATTACGAGCCAAACGGTGCGACCCGCGTATTGGCAACGGGCTTGGTCTCGGCCTATTCGGGCGCTGATACAGCGGGCCTAGAGGCTTCGCCATTGATGCCAACTAGCGCTATGTCTCAGGTTGTGGCGCAACCTCTGACGATTGCGGACACCGGCGACGGCGGTGATAGTGGTGTTGCGGTTGCCAGCCCTTACGAGGGGACTGCAAGGGTTTACTCTTGGAACACCGCGACAAGCAGCCTTGATTTAGAATACACAATGCCCCTGACGCGCGGCATTACTACCACAACCCGCGCGGACCAAAACCACCCCGCATCCGGTCTTATTTCAAATGACGCGCAGGCATCTAATACGCTAGCGGGCCAACTTAACCCCGGCGTGATTATCGCTGACGTCCCTATCACTGCGGTTGTGCAGAACGGGACGCCGGGTTTGATCCCAGCAATTCGCAGCCAGAACGGCACAACGACAACCGGGATCGTCACGCAAGACGACGAGACGCTTTCTTTGGGCATCACGCCAGCGACACTAAAGGCCGAAATCACCGAAGGAACTGATGGGCTTCTTTATAAGCGCGTCATCACTGGCGGCGCAGAAACATGGGTGACAGCATGACCTTGAAACCAATCATTACGCCGCCAACAGAATTGCCCGTTACAATCGCGCAGATCAAAGCGCAGTCTATTGTTGATTTTGCTGACGACGATGTTTTGCTTGATAGCTATATCAGGGCTGCGACTGCTTACCTTGATGGGCATTCGGGCATTCTTGGACGAGCAATCATGCCGCAGGCGGTTGTTCAGAAATGGTCTGATTTTTCATGCCCGCGACTGCCTTACGGTACGGTTTCGGCGGTCGCGTCTGTTGATTACTACGACGAAGACAACACACTTCAGAACTTGACGGGCTGGACCTTGCTAGAGGATGAGGCGGGGGCCTACCTTTACCTTGATGGTGACTTCCCCGATACATACGACCGCCCCGATGCGGTTTCGGTGTCCTATACGGCTGGATACGTTGACGCGGCTTCCGTGCCAGAGTCAATCAAACTGGCAATTTCTATGCTTGCTGCGGGCTGGTATTGCGCACGCGAGTCGATTGAAGGGGAGCGCGTGAGCAGCGTTCCGTTTGGTATCGAATACCTTATTGCACCGCATCGTTTGGTGGGCGTCTAATGCGCGCAGGCAAGCTTATCGAGTCTGTTGCTTTTGACAGCCCTGTTGAGACACCAGACGGGCAGGGTGGTGTTGAGGAGGGTTGGCTTCAGGAATACTGCTGCCGGGCCAATTTCCGCAACTTGCGTGGCGGAGAAACAGTCCTGCAATCACGCCTTGAGGGAACACAGCCTGTTGTCGTGACTATTCGTAGCAGCAAATGCGCCCGCGCGATTAAGACAGATTGGCGTATGCGCGACACGCGGAACGATGAAGAATACAACGTCAGAAGCGTTGTCCTATCTGACAGCCGCCAATACATTGAATTGACCTGTGAGCGTGGGGTGACAGTATGACCGCACCAGCAAACGAATTGCAGACCGCGATTTATGAAGTTCTCATGGCTGATGTCGATATTCAGGCCATTGTTGCGGGGCGTGTATATGACCGCGCGCCACAGGATGACGCAGCGCCAAGCATTACGTTTGGACCTGCGAATGAGGTTCCCACGGACTCTGAGTGCGTGCGCGCAGAGTTGCACACTTTGCAGATAGACGTTTGGTCGGAAAAGCAGGGCGGCTTTAAAGAGTGCAAGGAAATCATTTCATTGATCAAGCGGGCCTTGCATGAGGTCCCTTTGACCTTGGCTACACATGCAGCGCTTGACCCTCGCGTCACGCTAACGCGCGTAATGCGCGAGAATGACGGGTTGACGTCTCATGGCGTTATCCAGCTAACGGTCGAGATTGAAGAACGGTAATGGTTCAAGGTGTTGCGGCGCTTAAGCGGCGTTTTAACAATGTGCCAAAGGTTGTGCGTGACGCATTAGTCCGCCAAATCGCAAAGGAAGCAAACAAGCTTGTTGCCCAGATGAACGCAATCAAGCCAAACGCGGCAATCGAAATTGATTGGACGTGGGGCGATGCACCAGAAGGGTCGTTGACAATTGCGCGGACATCGCGCGGCGGCGACTTTGGTAAGATATCGGCAACGATTTTCGCCACGGCAAAAACTGGTGAATTTCCGGCGGGTTTTAGCGCTTTGGCGGTGTGGTTCGAGTTTGGAACAGCGGAGCGGGTGCAGAAAACAACGGGCCGGCGGACGGGGCGCATTCTTGCAAGCCCTTACTTTTTCCCGACCTACCGGGCAAACCGATCAAACATTCGCCGCAACTTAACCGGGGCGGTCAGGCGTGCGATCAAGAAGGCTTAGAGCCAACTTTTAGCGCGAACAATGCAATCGGCCCTAGCAGTATGGCCAGCAAGCACCACACGGAACTATCTCGCCCGCGACGTGCGGCCATGCCTTCGCCGATAATTCCGAAAATAAGAACCCAGCCGACAATCGGCGCTAAGAAATAGAGGTATTCAATCATGCCCAAAGCTATCTTTCATAAAATTTTCAATCACAGCAACCGAAGTAAGGGCATTAGCTGGCGGGTCAACCCCTCCAACGAGCCTCAAAGCTACCCAAGGGAAGTTATCGACGCTGCTGTGAGGGCGGGTTCGGCCACGCGGCCTGAAGCCAAGCCTAAAGAAGAATAGGGGAAACCCTTAGCCCTTATCATGCGCCTTGGGCAAGCGCTTGAGTGAACGCTGTGAAGCGTCCAATCCCTTAGAAGGAGCCTAAAAATGGCACTACCAGTAACAGGCGGGCGCAGCGCAGCGGTCGTTCAAGTTGAATTTGATCCGGTCGGCGCACCCGGTGTCTTCACCAACTGGTGTGGCGCGAAGAACTTTTCGCTGTCCATCCAGAACGAAATCCAATCGGAGAAAGTCGGCGATTGTGACGACTGGACCTTGCCTGTTGTTACGGTCAAGGAATATTCCGGTCAGAACATCACAGCGACAATGGACGCCACATGGACAAGCGCCACACACCTGTTGACTAGCGCATGGGCGCTTGAACAGCAGAAGCTTAATGTGCGTGTTCAATTCCCTGATGCCGCTACGGGTGAAGTTGAGTTCTATGACGGCCTTGCCATGCTTTCCGGCTTGGACCTTGGCGAGATTGGCAACGTAGACGGGAACAAGATCTCCGAAAACGTGTCGCTTGAGTTTGACGGCACGCTAACAGTAACCGCAGCGGTTTAAGCGTGAAGGTTCTCAATTGGGCGGGGGGCGAAAATGCATTCGCCCTTCGCATTGGTGAATTGCAGGCATTGCAGGACATCACAGGCGAAGGCCCCGGTGCTTCACTGCATCGCCTTTATGAATCACTGCAAGGCAATCCCATGACAGGCTCATGGAAAATCGCTGACGTTGTTGACGTTGTGCGGCTTGGCTTGATCGGCGCGGGTGTTGAGCGGATGGAAGCGGCCAAGATGGTTCGCGAGGCTATTGATCGTCAGGGCATTACAGCGCTTGTGACAACGGCCTGTGAAATTCTTTTGAACGCGCTTGAGGAAAAAGACCCAAACGCGGGAAAGCCGACAGCGGAGCCAGCCCCGCAGACAGATGGTCCTTCAACGGAATGATGGTTGGCGGCGCGTTGATGGGCTTCAGCCCGCAGCAAGTCAAAGAAATGACGATCCAAGACTATTCGGTAATTGCGCAAGGTTATTCCGAAGCGCACGGCGGCAAGAAATCAGCCCAAACGATGGGCGATGATGAACTAGCCGCATTAGGTATTGAAGGTGCATAAATGCCGCAGAACGAAGGTCTAAATGTAGAAGTCAACGTGCTGCTTTCAAAGTTGGCGCGTCAGCTTGCCGCCGCAGAGGCACGCACGGTCAAGACGGCTAACCGGATGGAGCGCAGCTTTGTGCAGTCCAACCGCAAGAGCGCGCAATCCTTTCAGCGTGTAGACCGGGCGATTGAGCGGACGGGTAGCAACGTGACGCGCTTAGGCAGCGTTCTAGCTGGCGCGTTTTCAGTTCGCGAAATCCAGCGCTACGGCGATGAATGGACGGTTGCTGAAAACAAGATTGCAGCGGCTAGCGAGGTCGCAGGACGGTCTGCGCGTTCTTTAAGCGCAATCACAGACATTGCAGACGAAACGCGGTCAGGTATCGCCGAAACTGCTGACCTTTATGCAAAGCTTCTTCGATCCACAAAGGATGTGGCCGAGAGCGAAGAAGAGGTCGCGCGTGCAACTGAGCTTGTCAACAAAGCCTTTAAAGCCGGTGGCGCTGCGGCGTCTGAGCAAGCGGCTGGTATTCTACAGCTTGCGCAGGGCCTTTCGTCTGGAATTTTGCAAGGCGACGAACTTCGCTCTATCCGCGAAAACGCCCCACTTGTCGCACAGGCCATCGCTGATGAATTCGGCGTGACAATTGGCAAGCTTAAGGAATTGGGCGCAGAAGGTGAATTGACATCCGACCGGGTGTTCCAAGCCATTTTGCGCGCGCAGCCACAAATTGAAGCGGCTTTTGGCAAAACTAACGCAACGGTAGCCGAGGGTTTTACGCGCTTGCGTAATGCGCTGACCGAATATCTTGGCGCGGCTGACGACAGCATTCGCGCAACCGAGCGTATTGGTGCGGCATTAGAGTTTCTTGCCAGCAATCTTGATATAGCGGCAACGGCTGCGGCTCTGGTTGCGGTGCGTTTCGGGGGCGCGGCCCTGTCACGTTTGTTCGCAACCGTGGCTGTGCAGGCCAGAGCTGCGTCAGGGGCGCTTGTAGGGCTTTCCGGTGGCGCGAGGGTAGCTGCGGCATCTGTTGGTGTTCTACGGGGCGCTTTGGCGATCTTGGGCGGACCCATTGGCGCGGTTCTTTCAGGCTTGGCACTGCTTCCTATTCTGACGACATCTGTTGCAGAGAGAATTGAAAACTTATCTGAGGCTGGAACAGCAGCAATTGACGCTTTAGATCAATACGCTGCGGCCTCAAAACGGGCTGGCATTGAGCAGGGCGAACTCGCTGGCAAGGTAAGTGCTGCGACACAAGAGATTTTGAACCAATCGCGCGCCAATCTGCAATCATCTTTGCGTGACTTGCGCAGCGAATATGCTGATCTAAAGGCCGAACTAGAAGATGGGATCGTGTTCAACAGCGACACCACTTCACTTGGTCAGCAGCTTTCGTCTGCGGGCGCGTCTAATCCGTTTTTGGCGGCGCTCGGTGAACAGTTAAAGGAAATCGGCGACGGTTCTGGCGATATTGCCGCAGTCTCAAACGAACTTGAGCGGCTGGCGGGCGTTGGCGAAGAGGCTTCTAGTCGGGTTGAGCAGTTTGACCTTGCTTTGCGTAGCGCTGGCGAGGTTGATTTGCAGGGCGCATCTAGCGAACTGATCGAAATTGCAGAAGTGCTTGGCGGGTTTACCCAAGAGCTAGACGCGATTAAGGCCGCTGACGGGTTTGAGTCGCAGCAAGCAGCCGTTATTGTGTTGCGGGACGCGCTGTTTGATGCTGCGCAGGCTGGACGCGCGCTGCGGACGGAAAACGCAGAAAGCGTCCGAGATCAGCTAGCGGGCGCTGCACGGGCGCAAGATGAAATTGAAGCGGTTACGACTGCTTTAGAGGGTAATGTCGAAGAGGCGTTAGGTTTAGCAAAAGAGTTGGACGGCGCTTCAAGGACGGCTAATGAAGTATCATCTGCATCTGACGCGATCATCAGTCCACTCTCGAAATCCGCCGATGAAGCCGCGAGACTTTCTGGCAATTTGCGGTCATCGTTGGAAAGCCTGCGGGCCGTGGCTGCGGGGATAACAACTGCGCAGCGGCGGACGCGGAATCAAACGGCAATTCGTCAACAGACTGTAGGGGAACCAGAAGCAAGGGCATCAGGTCTTGCCCGCGAAAACTTCAATGAAGAAAGCGGTGCTGCCGCGTTTGAATCAATTCGGAGTGGCAATTTTGGCCAGCTTTCGTCTATTCGCAAGCAAGGTGATAGAATTTCAGAAGCTGCTGGGGATCTTGCGCGAGCGCAGGAGTCGTTGTCAGAGGCGGAGAGTTCTTACAAAGAGTCTGTTTCTGGCGGCAAAGAACAAGATCCATTCTTCCAGTCCGTTGAGCGGGAAATTGCGTCACTTGAGCAGCAAATTACCCTTATTGGCTCGTCTTCAGGCGCAATCGCAGAGGCCACTACACGCACAGAATTACTGAACGAAGCGAAAGAGCGCGGGCTTAATCTTGACACGCGCAGCGCCACAACAGGAAAAACGCTAAGAGAAGAAATCGACGGGCAGGCTGCTGCAATCGGTAGGCTGACGGAGGCGCAAGAGTCACTGACGAATCAAACACAATTTTGGAACACTCAGCTAGACGATGTGCGCGGTGGGATTGTTGACGCAATCGTTGAGGGCGAAAACCTTAACGGCACACTAAAAGATGTGGCGAAGTCTATCGCGAAGGCCGCTCTTGAGGCCGCGCTATTCAATGATGGCCCACTAAAAGACCTATTCGGGACGGGCGGTGGCTTGGCGGGGAATGGCAGTGGTAGTTCAGGCGGTGTGATTGGCGGCTTTCTCGGCGGTCTTTTGGGCTTTGAAGGCGGCGGATATACGGGCAGCGGGTCACGCACAGGCGGCGTTGACGGTCGCGGCGGCTTCCCTGCCATCCTGCACCCAAACGAGACGGTTATTGACCACACCAAAGCGGGCGCAACAGGCGGCGGCAGCATGAATATCAACGTTAATGTCGAGGGCGCTAACGGCGACCAGCATGTGATGAACCTTGTAGAGCAGGGCGTTGCCCAAGGTATGTCACAAGTCCGCAGCGAAGTGCCTAGCATTATGGGCAGTCACACAAAGAGGCGCGGCTAATGGTTGATTTTCCTTATTCGGTAGGCTGGCAGGGTGTCACGTTTCAAGTGGCGGGCAACTCTACATCAGGCGGCTTTGGTTTGTCGGGTGCTTCGATAAACACGGCAAGCAATTCCGGCCATTGGAGGGCAACGGCTTCTTTCGTTGTCCGAACTGAAGATCAATATTTAGGTTGGCAGGGCTTCTTGGCAGAAATGCGGGGGACAGTTGGAACGACGCTTGTTCCTTGTAAATCCAAGTACCTGCCATTCGATGCAGTTGGGCGTCGGCTGAACGGTTCGCGCGCTGTTGACTTTGGATCTACATCGGTTTGGGACACAACGGGCCTTGCCCAATCCGACCTGACGCATGCCGAATTAGAGGCAGACGCCGCTTTGCGTGATGGGTACATCAGCGTGCGTTACATCGACACACAGGGCCTACGCCCCGGCCACTTCCTAACTATCGGCGAGAACCTACATCGCGTTATCAGCGCAAGCGAGACTGCAGCGGACGTAGCGCAGGTGCAAATTGAACCCTTGTTGCGCGCCCCATTCTTGGCGGGGGAGCGTGTTGTGATCGATAAGCCGCACTGCCGAATGCGGTTTGCCAGCACATCCGAAGGCGTGATTGACCAGACTTTAACGCGGATTAACGTAGTTTCGGCACGTTTCGTTGAGGATGTATCTTGACCGTCCGCGACGACATCATCGCTATTCCAGATCAGAAGCTGCGCAACGGCACCCTTGCGGCGGATTATCTGGTTCACATGGATTTTCTGACCACACCTAAGCGCTGGTGGACCGGTTGGGGTTCAATCGAAAGTGGCGGCGAAACGTGGCAAGGCATTGGCAATATGATCAGCATATCGGGCGTGCCGACATCATACGGCCCCAGCGCTGATCAGATCACACTTACACTAAGCGGCGCTACGCAAGAAATGCTCCTGCTTTCCAAGGAAGCATCATCTCGCGTCTATGGCCGCGACATTACGATTTATCAACAGTTCTTTGACGTGGCACCGCTGGACGCAGCAACACAGCCTTGGTCGCCTCTCGGCCCTGCGTTTGTTCTTTATGCGGGCATCATGGATCAAATGACGCTTAAGGCTAGTCGCGGCGAAGACGATAACGTGTTGCGTACAATCCAGTTGACCGCCGAGGGCATTTTTACAAACCGTAACGCGCCGCCAAACGGTCGCTGGAGCGATGCCGACCAAAAACGACGCTACCCCGGCGATGAGGGCTGCGACCGGATGCACATCTACACAAGTTATTCCCCGACTTGGACCGTGTAAGGTTAGCCGAGACCGCCGAGGACATCGGGCGGGTCGTCGCGATGGTTCAATCGCTATCACAGGCCGTAGGAGCGCCGCAGGAGTGCGACCCCGCGACTGTGGGGGCTTCGGTGGCTAGATTGATGCATAGCCCCTCTGGCGTCGTTTTCGTAAGCGGTGGCGGCTTTATCGCGGGCGAGGTGGTCCAAACAATCATCAACCCCGAACCGGTCGGGTTTGAACACGGCTGGTTCGCCAGTGATGCCAGCGGGATCAGGTTGCTTGCCGCGTTTGAAAAGTGGTGCGCCGACATGGGCTGCAAGAAAATCAGAATGAGCAGCGCCGCTGGTGCGGGTGTTGCTGGCAAGATCCTAAACAAGCGCGGTTATCGCGCCGTAGAAATGGCTTGGATTAAGTAAATGGCGATTTTTACCAGCATTGCGGCACTTGTTACGGCGGGTGCCACAGCGATTGGCTTTAGTGCGGTCACAGCGGCGGCGATTGGCGCGACAGCAGTGCAACTTGCACTATCTGCAGCGGCTTCCTTTATCTTCGGCGGTGGTCGCAATACGTCCACAACGCCAAGCGCTTCTAAGCAGCAAATTCAAGCAACCATCAACCAATCAGCGGGGCCGCGCACGAGACTCTATGGACAGGGGTTGTTGGGCGGCACGCGCGCATTCTGGGAAACGGACGGGAACAAGCTTTATCAAATCATCATCGCCAACCATACGCCGCTTTCAAATCGGCTAAATTATTGGATCGATGGCCTGCCTGTCGTCGTTAACGGCTCTGGTTTTGTGACATCAGACCCGTTTGGCGGTAATGACATATCTTTAGATTATGCCGATGGTGGCACAGTCGGCGGTGACTGGCCTGATGTTACTGCGGTATTTCCGACGCTTTGGACAGCTGCGCATCAGCTAACCGACCAAGCGACGGTCAAAGCTGTTTTCACTGCGCCAGACGCGACTTCCTACAACAAGAAATTCCCGCGCGGCCCTAACTCAAGCGTCCAGATTGAGGCGCAAGGGGCTGCGGTTTTCGACTATCGCACGTCAAATACGGCATACACTGACAACGCGGCGCTTTGCATTGCTGACTTTCTTACGCACCCAGACGGCTTTCGCATCGATCAAAGCCGCATCGACGAAGACTTGTTTTCTGATTTCGCCGACCTTTGCGACGAGTCTGTTGCGCTTCGTTTCGGCGGTTCGGAGCCACGCTATCGCATATGGGGTGTTTACGAGCTCAGCGAAGACCCTAAGAACGTGCTGGCGCGTATGTCGTTGGCCTGTGACGCATCAATCTACCAAACCGCAGAGGGCAAGGTCGGGATTATCGGTGGCCGCTATTCAGTGCCAGATGTGACAATCACTGACGATGACATCTATTCACTGGAACGGGTTGAGGGCGACGGGGCGATTGACGGCTTCAACGTCATCAAAGGCACTTACACCAGCGCGGACCATGATTACCAAGACACCGAAGCCGAGGCTTGGGAAAACACAACAGCCCTACTGACACAGCCTGAAAAGTCAGAGGACATGCGGGCAGATATGGTTCCTTCACACGGCCAAATGCGGCGCTTGATGAAACTGCAGATAAACCAGCGCAACCGCGCTTGGACAGGCAGCATTGTAACAAGCTTGGTCGGCTTAAAAGCGCGCTTTCCCAAGGGCGACGGCGTTCACACAATCCGCGTCCAGTATGAAGACTTAGGCATGGATGAAGTTGTTGAGGTGATGGGGCATGAGGTCGTTGCAGAGAAGTCCGCAGACGGCGCAATCAAGTGGAAGTGCGCCATTCAAATCGCATCCATTGATTCAAGTTGGTTTGACTGGGATGAGCTGACCGAAGAGGGAACAGCGCCCGCAGAGCCGGAGCGTGCCGCAGTGCAGGGAACGCCGACACCAGTCATTGCAAGCCTTGTTGAGGATGTTGGGCCTATTGCTGTTGTGACTGTAACGGACATTTCGCGACCAGATTTAGAGTTGGACGCCGAAATTCGAGCGGTCGGCGCAAGCAACTTTTCTTCAATGCTTGAGACCGACCTGCGCGCAGAAAGCGGCGTGTTGGTTGCTGCAACCAATTACGAAGTTCGGGTCAGATACAAGGGCGGGTCTTGGTCTGCCAACCAGCCCATTTCTATTACTTAAGGAGCCACCTTATGCCTACAACTGCCGATGAAATGCTGCGAGACTTTAAGCGGTTTACGGGTGACGGCTTGCCCGACGAGCCTGTTGGCGCACCATTACCGATAGGCGACCCAACATCTGGCGCGCACACGCCAACAAAGGCCGAACTTCGGACCGCACTGAGTGCCGGAACCGACGATATTGACAATTTTACCGACAATCTCATAGTGACTGCTGTCGGCGGTACGGTTGCGAGCGCGTCTTATGATGACGTGACCAATACAATGAACTTCGTATTGCCCGCTGGTCCAGATGGTGGGTCCAATGGCTTACCGCCGCTCTTTGGGCAGGCGGGGAGCGCGATCATCGTCAATGCAACCGAAGATGATTTTGACTTTGAGCCACTGCTTGAGATTGAGGAAAAAGCGGGCAACGGCGGCAATCTTGTAGCTTTAAAGTCAGATGAAAGCGGATATGAGCATGTGGACCTGCCAGTGCTGTCAGGTTCTCGCGTTCTTCTGCGATCTGACGCAATGTCCGACACACTGACGTTCACTGGCCTAATGGACCCTACCTTATACATTGGTTACGAGATCGAATATATCGCGACTGGTCAAGTATCTGGCGGAGTTGCGGGCGAATTAGTTGTTTCCTCTGATAATGGGGCGACATGGGATGCTGGTGCGGCAGATTATAGCTGGATTATGACGATCCCGGCGGCTGGTTCATCGGGTACCGTCGCAAATGGCGATGACGATTCCATATTATTTTCATCTGGTATCAGTTGGGGTGCTACTGCTGTCGTGCATCACAAGATCAGCATAATGCGGCCAGACCTTGCGCAGCTAACAACCGTCACTATGGACTTGCATAAGACAGAGCCGGGCGGTGGAAACACCCGCTTGATCAACAGCGGATTTCGTGACGCATCGACTGCCATTGACGCCATCGAATTGCGCGGGTTGGACGGATCGGGGACGGTTACTGGAGTCTATTACTTCTACGGAATACGAGCCTGATGGCCTCTGAAGCAAAACTCATCGGCGGCTTTCTAAACAGCCAAGACCCAGAGCATTACTGATCCACTCACACGAAAGAACACCAATGGCAGAAATAATCAAAGAGTTCTGGGCCGTCATTCTCGCCGTACTAACAGGCGTGATCTGGCTGGTTCGGATGGAGTCAAAGACCTTGGCAAATGACAGAGAAATAAGACGCCTTTGGGAGCAACGCAAGGAAGACCAAAACACGGCCAAAGAAAGCCGGGATGACGTTAAAAGCTCGCTTTCGCAGATGCAGAGCAGCCTTGATGACATCCGCCAAATCTTGATGACGCGCGACAAATGAGTTTTGAGAAGGCCGATGCAGGCAAGCCACGTATCGACCTAATCCCCCATGAGATGATTTTCGAGACTGCGGAAGTCTTGAGCGACGGCGCGAACAAGTATGGCGCTGACAACTGGCGACAGGGTGCAGAGTGGTCCCGTTACTTCTCAGCCTTGCAGCGCCACCTTTGGGCTTGGAAGTCAGGCGAAGACCTAGACCCCGAAACGGGCAAATCACACTTAGCACACGCTTCGTGCTGTCTGGCTTTTCTCATGGCCTATCAACGCCGCGAAATCGGCACAGACGACAGGTGAAACAATGAAAATTATCACTATCCTGACCGCTTTGGCGGCTAATCCAGTCATGGCGCAACAGAAATGCGCGCCCCATGCAGAAGCTATTGCTATGCTTGCCCAGAACTATGCGGAAAGTCGCGAAATGGTTGCCCTTAGCGCTGATGGGCTGATGGTTGAGGTATTTGCAAGCGAAAGTGGATCTTGGACATTGATAGCCACGAATGCGCAAGGCATTTCATGCTTGGTAGGGGCGGGAGAGGCGTATCAATACGTTGACGACCCATTACCGCCATTGGGGGATGAGGGCTAAGGATTGCCTGCAAAGCCGGTCCCTTCTTCGCAATTGGCCAAGGTGTGGGAAGCGCACCTGACCAGCAAGAACGATAGCGAGGCTGCGCGCAATTTAGGAATGCCTCGCGCAACCTACACGCACCAATTGTCCTTGGCTAAGGTATGGGCAGACGAAAACCCCAGCGAAGCTAATGGACAGCTAGACCCAACGCAGATTGCCACGCTTCAAGGCAGCAAATTCATTCTCACATCGGCCCAATCTGGAACTAAGATATTCAAGCCATTTTGGGAAAACATACTAGCTTACGCCGACCACATTGGCGCGCAGGTTCACGTTTCCCGATTCCGCTATAATGTATCAAAACAGCAAGCTAAACAAAGCAAGACAGACGCGGTTGAGAGCACCACACAGTGGTATGCTAAGGAGATACAGCCTTACCTTAGCGATAGCCGAGTGCGCATATGTGACGGCCTAATATGGGCTGGCGACATGAACATAATGCCCACAGCCACCGACCCTTTGAGTGGTATGGATAGCTTTACAGGCTTAGATAGCTGCATATTTCCGCACGCCAAGATAGCCCTAAAATCAATCGCAACCGCGATGGATGACCCGCGTAAGAAAAATTATACGACAGGCACGGTAACGCTTTCAAATTACATCAAGCGAAAGGCTGGGCAAAAAGCTGAATTTCACCATGCCTATGGTGCTGCTATGGTTGAGATTGATGGAGACGGAGACTTCTTTGTCCGTCAGCTTAACGCCAATGATGACGGGTCCTTCTTTGACCTTGATTTAAACGTATCAAAGGGCCGTGTCGGAAAATCTAAAATTGCTGCACTAAGCGCAGGCGATATCCATGCGCGCAATATTGATCCAGTGGTTATGGACGCCACTTGGGGGGCGGGCGGCATGGTTGATGTGTTGCGGCCTGAAAACCAGTTCTTTGGCGACGTTTTGGACTTCGAGAGCCGTTCCCACCACAACACACTGTTTGACAGCTATGATTTACATTGCCGTGGCAAGGATTGCGTGGAGTCCGAGATCCTTGAAACATTCGACTGCCTAAAGAGCCTTTCCCGCCCTTGGTCTAAGTCGCACATCAAAAAAGGCAACCACGATGAACACTTGGAGCGATGGCTGCGCGAGGCAAACTTCAAGACGGATTTAATTAACGCGCCTTTCTATCTTGAAGCGATGGCTGCGAAGTTGCGGTCAATCAAGGACCAAGACGAGGCATTTGATCTGCTTGAATGGGCGCTGGCGAGGCAAGGCGACTTAAGCGTCTACTTTGTACCCAGAAACCAAACCGTTGTTATAGCGGGCATTGATATGTCGCAGCACGGCGATCTTGGCCCTAACGGGTCTAGGGGAACGGTCCGAAACATTTCTAAGACAGGCCGAAAAGCCAACATTGAACATTCCCACTCTGCGCAAATCTTTGACGGCGCGTATCAGGCAGGAACTAGCACAAGGCTAGATATGTCTTACGTGCGCGGGCCGTCTTCTTGGTCGCACGTTCACATCATTACAGACGAAAACGGAAAGCGCCAAATGGTCGAGATCAAAAACGGCAAGTGGCGCGCAGGAGATTGATATGAAAAGAATTGTTAACCATTGGACTGCTGGCACAGGGCGCGTCAGTTCGCGCGACAAAAAGCACTATCATTTCATTATCGATAGCGCGGGCCGCGTTCATGAGGGTAATTTTAAGCCTGAAGATAATGAAAGCACTAAAACGCCATATGCAGCGCATACGCGCGGTCTGAACACTGGTTCAATTGGTGTTGCCGTGGCTGCGATGCATGGCGCAAAGGAGTACCCCTTTAAAACGGGTAAGCACCCCATCACTGAACGGCAGGTGGAAGTGCTGGCCAAGATAAATGCGAAGCTATGCCAAGAGTACGACATTCCAGTGCGCCCTGATACCGTTCTGACGCACGCTGAAGTCCAGCCAAATTTGGGCGTCAAGCAGCGTGGAAAGTGGGACATTAATTGGTTGCCCGGTATGGATAAACCGAAAGCCCCAGAGGTCGCGGGAGAAATCATACGCGCGAAAACGCGAGGTTATTTTCCTAAGACAGCACAGCCGGATTTCCCCCCAAGTCCATTCGCAGCATTGGGCAAGGCATTAGCTTTGCTGTTCACTAAAGCAAAGGAAAAAAGATGAAGGGTTATCGCACACTAACTGTCAACTTTCTTATGGCAATTGTCCCCGTCTTGGAACTTGTTGAGGTTATCGACACGCTACCCCCAGAGTGGTTGCCGTGGTACGCGCTGCTTATGGTGGTTGCCAATACGGTTTTGCGCTTATTGACGACAACGCCAGTCGGGCAAGCTGAATAATGCGCATTGCGGGCGGGTTATTCGCGCTTTTGGCTTTCTTGGCTGTCCTTGCGGGCGCTGTCTATGTCGGCACCCGACTAGATGACGCCGATGATGCAAACGCCAAAACAGAAACACTTGAAAGGGTTCAAAATGCAGACGTTAGCAAAGGTGACGCCAAAGAAGATCGCGATTGGATTCTCGATTTTGTTGATGGGTTGCAGTGAAGCGGTAGATGATGGCGTAGGTCTCGCGGCCCTCAAGCCAACGATAGGGGCGCTGGGGCGCGAGGTCATCCGTGTTGATGATGCGGCCCTGTCAGCGGCCTACCGCGACCATGCGGCAACGTGGCAAGCCGCTCTGGGGGTATCCGAATGAGCCTCATCATCGGCATGACTGCTCTTTTCATATCCGGCCTCATCATCGGCCCGTTTATTTTCGTCGGCATCGTTCTCGCTCTTGAAGCCAAAAACAATCCAATAAGGGGCTAACATGCCATTCTTGCCAATTCGAATTGCTGAAATCACTGCCGCTGTTGTTTCGGCGGGCGCACCGACAGACATCACCGACACATCAGCGAATGTGCCGTGGTCTTCGGATAAGTCTGGCAACGGGTTCTATCTCATCGATCAGAACGTGACACGCACATCCGCGCAGGTACAGGCGGGGACGGCGGTCGCAGTCACAAGCTCTGGCGCGCAAACGCCTATCACAGTGACGGGCCTATCCCCTGAAACCACATATTATGCGCACTTCGTTGTCGTGATCGGTGGTGTGTCCTCAGCCGTTTCGACATCTGCGCTCACAACCGCCGCCGTTCCTATCATTGGCGATACGCTATACGGCCAAACATTCTTGTTGATGGACTTTGACGATCTTGAGGACCGCAGCCCGCTTGCAGCGACATTCACGGCGAACAGTGGCGCATCTGTATCCGGCGGCGAACTTGTGCTTGATGGCGTGAACGACAGCATTATCAGTGATGCGCGGATCAATGACTATCTGAACTTTACAGGCGGATCGCCTTGGACGCTTGAGTGGACAACAACGCGCCCCCCGAATGCAAACAACATCCTGATCAATACCAACGATGGGGCCACTTCAAACAGGGGTATCTTCATCGACGAACGGGCAGACGGCTCTTTGCGTGTAAACATCTCAAAAGCCGTCAATGGTCAGCCCATCATGGACTATACATTCCCAGCCGGAACTGTGCCAGCAGGCGAGGCAGACAAAGTGCTTGAGTGTAACTTTGGCCCCCACGACACCGAAATAGGCGTTATCCACTTCGGGGCAAATGGCAATCGCATCGCAAGTGGGGATAAGAGCGCGGTTAACAACGCATCTGTGGGCGCAGCGCTTCAAACCTTGGAGATTGGCAGGGTTGGGTCAAACGTCTTTCCCTACAGTAGCAACATTAAGCGCATTCGTGGCACGCAGTCCTTGCGATATAACCTGAAAGACAACGCGACATACACGGGCTACGATGATGCATATCTCACAATTCAGCAGCCCGGCTTCCAGACCTTTACACCCCGACACTTTCCTTCAAACGACATTGATGATGGCATTGCAGGGCTAGGCTACAAGGCCGAGCCTGATATTACGCCGCTTTCAACGGACGGACACGCTCTTTGCTTTATGCATTGCGGGCCGTCTCACCAACTCAACACAACGACCGTTATTGGTGTGATGGAAACCGCAGACTTCGGTGTGTCGTGGTCAGCTATTACAGAGTTCCAATCTGATGCATCCGTTTCCGTGCGTGGCCCCGTCGCCATGACAGACAGTAACGGGCGCATCTGGGTGGGCTATAACTACACCGGCGGCGATAACGTCAACACTGGTGCAGGTCTGCGCTATTCCGATGATGATGGGAGCACATGGTCAACCGAGGTTGATATGTCTACGGTGTTCTCTGCGGGCTTCCTTGCGTCAAATTGGCGACTTTGGGGAGTTGAAGAAACCAGCCAAGGGATCATGTGGGTGGCCTACAACGCGTCAGGCGACTGCGAGATTGTTCACTGCAACATGACCGGAACACCCACATTCGGATCGCCAATCACTGTTTACACGGGGCAGACGGGGCTTAACGAGCCAACACCTGTCCGATGCCACACAACGGGGCACATCATCATTGTGCCGCGTGACGACAACAGCGGCAACAGAAGCCGCTTCCATTCTTGGAAGTCCAGCGATGGCGGTTTGACGTGGGCATCCAGCGGATCGGCCAATTGGCGTGCGGCTAGCTCGGACAGTGCAACCCCTGTTGGGATGAAGTATCTCGACACAGGCGATGTGATGATTGCTTGGACGTGGCGTAACATCAACGCACTGGAAAAGCGCTGTTACTACACGATCACAGATGCGGCCACGCTGTTCGCAACACCTACAGACGGGTGGGACCACACCGGCCCCGCAACGCAGGTCGAGTATCATAAGTGTTGGGGACTGGCTGCGCGTTCTGAGTATGGGTATCAGGGCATATGGGATCTGGGAGGCGGTGACGTGATGGCGTTCCATAATGAAGGCGTCGATGTTTCCACCACATTCACGCGGATTTACGCAGCGCCTTTGCAAGTCTGATCGCTTTCGCATTGGAAAAGCCCCGCCTGTTAGTTCAGTGCGGGGCTTTTTACTTTAGCGTCCTTAGATGTCGTCTGCTGTTGCCCTATGCATCAATCTGTCCTTTAAATTACTGTTTACGAGCGGCATCAACAGCCGCCGAAATTTGGTTGAAAAAGGGCTGCAACTTTTCGATCCGGTCAACTTCTTGGATTAGGGATTGCTGCATTGACCTCATTCGATTGGCGGCATGTCGGCAGACATCTGCGATAGTGTCCGCCTCAACGTCTTCGCAGTCAGCGATCACCTCAAGCCAATAGACCAATCCGGCCACTGTCTTCATTTGATCTTCGCGCTCGGGCCAGTTTTCGCGGTCCATCATTCTTTGCCCGCAGGCTTCCTGTTCTGTCATTCGGTTGTCCATATTGGCGTCCTCTAGTGTGGGGTTAGCGGATCTTCTTGCGAAGACGCCCAGTTTTGGTGAATTTGCACAGCATCGGACTGCGCATCGGTGAAGGCATTCAGGACTGTTTCCATGTCCGCCCCGTTCTCTTCAAGGAACTCTTGCAGGGCGTCATTCAATACGCCATTCAGCAATGTTTGTGTCTGATGGTCTGCCATGATAGGTCCTCTATGATGAGATTATTTGAAGCCCACCCATGAGGTATCGAACCTCAACGAAATCTGCGCAAGAAATCGGTCTACAGCTAACAACCTTGACGGACGGATCATGAGTGTCGCGACACTCAATCAAGTTCCCTCTGTAGCTGGGTGGGGTTAAAATAATCTGTCCCTTCGTTTCTATTCGTCTTTGTAAGAGCCGCATTTGGTGCACTGGTATGAGGTGCTGTGCAGCGTCAGCGCTTGGAATTTTGAAACCTTCCAATCGTGGCGGCACAGAAGCTTTCTTAAGCGCTTAAGCATATCCTGCGGTCCCTCTATTTGTTGTCTTCTGGCATGGCGCGCAAGATATCTTTCAGATCAGACAAGATACCCATCAACCCGCCATCTGAGCCGCGCCCAGAAATTTCACTTGCCAGTCTTGCTGTGCAGTCACGCAATGCTGCCTTTGGTTCATTTTCTATGCTACGGCCAAACATGATCCGGTCCTTTAAATTAAAACTTCTGGGCCGCGATTACCGGTTGCTTTTTGGCCTTCGCCATACTTGCCAATATTGGCCCACCAAGCGGCTGACAAAGACGCCATCAAACGATAGTGCCCCATGAGGTCTAAGAACGTCAGATTGCTTTCTTGCGCTTTATACGGCTCGTCACGTTCATAGAGGTTCGCCGCCTTTTCGGTGCACTCGTGCGCTTTGGCTGGATCAAGCCCCATTTCAATACAGGTCTTGTATCCGAACTGACGAATTTCCGGCGGTAGCGCGTGGCCCATAAAGGCCATGCAATCCGGTTCTGGCTCGTTGCTCATGCTAATGGTCCTTTATGTGAGCGCCGCAGCGCGTTAAATCCGGTGGCAGTTTTGCGACTAAGCTAACATGGGCAAAAACCCACTGCCTGATGCCAAGGTCGTTCAGTCTTTTCCATCGGCGCTGACTTCCGAGCATCTGTTTTTATCGACGTGTTCTCTTTCAGGCTACCGCAGCCACCCCCGTCTTCAGTGTGATGCAACACTCGTTGTTCTATGGTCC